GCTGTTCTTCTTTTTTCTTCTTTTCGGCCCAACGTTTTTTATTTATAGCCTCAGTGGTTTTGTTTGTTAATCTTTGAGCACTTTTTGCATCCATATAGTTACCTCGCTAGTTAAGATAAAAAAATTCACAACAAGGGTACTTTCTTCCCTTGTCGTCTAAAGGTTCTTCCCAATTAGATGGATCTGAGTTTTCATGATCACCGTCTTTAGGTTCCATATTACAACTACATCCTCTCGGTACACAATCATCACAATAAAAGTCATTTGTTTCTGGACCTTCATGGCTTGGCATATATACCCAAACTGCTATTCTACCACAATCACAATAGTCTGTCATCATTTATTTACCTCTATATAGTAACAATCTGGAAAATTATACATAGTGCACCTTCTTCTTATAGTAGCCCTTGAAACACCAAAACATTTTGCAGCCTCTAAGGTAGATGTAAAATATAAGTCATGCACTATACATTTTGTACTATGTGATGGTGGTGCGCCCTTTATATCTTTATTCCAAGGAATGTTACCTTTTTTAAAATCTACTAAGCCAAGTTTTAACCTATCTTTTAGAGTTAGCTTTTTGCCATATAAGTAATTTTTAATTCCGAGCTTTTTACCTTTCTTAGCCTTACTAATGTTTATTTTTTCCTCTTTAGTACGTGGAATATTTTTATTCCATGAGGGTTTACCTTTGAGCTTGGCCTTTATCATATCCATAACTTCTTTAGGATGTTTTTTACCATACATGTGGTTATCTCTACCATAAAATGTTGGAGGGTTTCCACCACCTTCTGTAATATTATAACAATTAGTATCCTCTAAAAGTTCATCAGTAATAAAGTTCTTTTCAAAAGCATAAGCACTGGCTTCATCATAAAACAAAGCTAGTGTTTCTCGTGTAAAATTATTACGTCCATACTTTTTTATAGCTTGAAGTATAAGTTTACCAGAACCTAAATACAAAGTAGATTTTTTACTATTCACTTTATGTACACCAATATAGTATTTGTTATTAATAAGATTTGTTGTTTTATATACTAACCACATTTAAAAGCTATCCTTAAATTTTGACAGTAGAAACATACCACAACTAGCTGCTATTTCAGCACCTGGTGATATCTGAACCTTTATATTTTTATGTTTTTCATATAAGGTATCTATAATACTATCAAAGTTTTTAGACTCTGTAAAAGTTGTACCATCACACTTATTGAATCGTAAAAGACGCAACTCAATATTATCAAATACATCTAACAAACCTAATAAATAGGTTATGTCAATATCAGAATCGTTCACGCCATCAAAAAACATATGATGTAGTATAACAGTTATACCTTGTTGTTCTAGTTCTTTAAAATATTGTATGGCACTATATACATCTACTGTATGGGGTATCAACTCTTTTCTAGTACCTTCAAAAGCACTATGTACGGAATAGAAAATTCTAAAAGGTTGTCTATCAGTACCTTTTACATAATTACGTTTAGGATTTAGATGCATAGCCCAAACACTGTTAGATAAAGCTTTTATATAATCAATCTCAGTTGTAGGTATTTTAGGTAAAGTAGTAGCTATGTCAACACCATCTATACCTAAAGACATATCAAATCCTTGTATATAACTTGCTATATCTTCAGTTGCATTATATACTAACTCTGTGTCTAAAAAACCATCTCCCATACCCATCCAAGAAAGCTTGGTGTACATCTGTCTTAATTCAGGTCTTACTGTTAGCTCACTATTTAGTGCTTCTACTACGTTTAAAGCTATAGCTTCTGCGGATAAACGATGATAAGGGCATTTTTTAACTGTTAGGTAACAAAACTTACAACCTACAGGACAACCCACAGAGCTACTTATAAATATATTATATTTGTTACCTATATTACCATAACCACCACACCCCACCTCTCCTGGAGGGGTGGTTTTTATTGCTGTCTCTGAGCCGTCATCATGTACATATTTAGCCACCTGCCCGTTTTTGGTTCTGTATACTTCCATAAACCCTCCTACATTTTTTGTATAATAGCACTAACTAATTTACCATCGACAGAGGCACCAAAATGATTTTTTACAATTTTAACCGCTTGCATTTTATTACTAAGTGCAGAAAAATCTATAGTGGTTATAAAAGACAACAACTCTTCCTTTGAAATCTGCTTGGGTAAATAGGTGTCAATTAAAGGTTTTAAAGTACTTACTGATGTAGGCACTAACTCTAGTAGTTTATCTTCACCTGCTACAATTAACTTTAATACGCGAATAGCTTGGTCATCTGATAAAACACTGCCTATGTATTCCTTACCATCTTTGGTACCTTTAAGTCTAGAAAATTCACCTAAGATATATTTTAAATCATTCGTATTGTCACTATGGGTTTTCATGGCTGTATGTAAGTCTTCTTTAAGTCTATCATGTAAAATCATTTTGGTACCTCCTTGGATACTATTTTAAAACATATCTTTTACTTTGGTCTACATCGAAGTAGTAACGATTACTACCTTCCAAAAATTTATGGAAGTTAAAAATACCTGTCTTACGATCATACACCATAAGCCAAGCATATACTGGCTTTTCACCACGTATAACCTCTGTTATCATTTTTTTGGCGTAAAGTAATTGACGTATAGTAGCATCTTTATCCTCAGAGTTTTTTGCTTCTACAATATGAATACTTTTAGCCCCCTCATAACAACCATCTACTTCTATTTGTACTTTTTCTACATCAAAGTCCATTTTCCCCAACTTAAATTTAAAAGATGCACGCCTTTTATTTCGTAGGGTCAACGAAACCTTTTCACCAAAACAATCATCCAATATACTATTATAGTGAGCCAAATCCAAGGCCATAGACTCTGTTTTAGACCCCTTAGCGAACCTATCTATAGTAAGTAATCCTTCCATTTTCTTAATTGGATACACACGCATACCAGAAATATCTGGGATTGGTATAAATGGGTTTTCTTTTGTAAGTCTATATTTACCATTTTTAATAGCAAGTACAGAGATATTATTATCTCGCATAATAGGTGGTTGTTTACTTTTGTTATCCATCTTAGCTAGTAACCTTGATTCTTCTCCTGTAATTTCCTTTAGTGTATCGGAAGTAACGTCAAGGTAACCATAAGTATTCACATGTTTAACTACATCCAACTGTTCAAAAATACCATTCCATGCCTGTCTAAATTTACTCATTAAGTTATTCTCCTTTTATAAAAATAAACCTGTACAACTTCCCTTGTAGTTTCTTATTAGAACTTCTCCTTTATCTTTTCTAGATTTAGCTGATGCACCTACACTGTGATAAACATCTATTGAATTTATTTCAAAATCTTTGAATAAGTCTCTAGTTAAAGGTGTATCAGAATTAGATAGCAAAAACTTTGCACCTTGAGCGTCAACCAACTTACAGTAGTCAACTATGCGCTCTTGGTCCTGTACTCCAAAACCAGCCGAAGTATAATTTGCAAAATTGGCTGTGTCCGAGTATGGTATATACGGTGGGTCAAGATAAATAAATGTGTCTTTATTTACATAGTTTAAAGTCTCATAAAAATCAACATTTAAAATTAACGTTTTACGTAATATTTTAGAGACGCTTAAAATATGTTCTTCTTGGGGAAAAGTAACTTTGTCATACTTACCATACGGAGTGTTCATTTTTCCTTTGCTATTACTCCTCCATATACCGTTAAAGGCCGTTTTATTGAGATATAAAAAACGAGCTGCCCTACTTAAACATGATTTTTCATCACGCCAATCAATATCTCTATCTGTGGCTCTAACGATATAATACTCTTCTTCAGAAACTATAAAAAGTTTTGTTAAATTTAACAACTCTATAGGGTTATCTCTTATTTGTGTATAAAAATTTATAAGCTCCCTGTTAGCATCATTAATGATACCTATATTTGGATTTATGTAAAAAAATAATGCACCTCCTCCAATGAATGGCTCTATGTAATTTGTATATTCCAAAGGTACATATAGAGATAAGTATCTTATAAGTTTAGTTTTACCTCCTACCCATTTTAATAACGGTTTAGGCATTAAAGTCCTCCACATTGTTTAGTTAAATCTTTATGACATATATTACATAATAGTATATGACCAGCAGAACTTATTGCATTAGTACCGTATTTGGCCACTTCCAGTGTATGATGCAATTCTACAACATCGCAAGTAGTACCACATTTTTCACAATAGTTATAACCTACCGCATCTAATTGAAGCTGCTTAAGATGTGTTGTTTGGCACGATCTGGCTTGTTCTTTATCAGAAGTACTTAGGTTAAGTATCGACTCTGGATCTACTAACGTGGTATTAAAATTGTAAACTTTACAAGATTGTTTGCATTTATCAGAACAATACATATTAGCATAACCACTTGGTGTTTTTATAAAGTTTTTTATTTCTTCAACTATAGGTGTATATAACTCTTTACAGTGATAACAGTTAATAACTACAAAATCACCCAATAAAGTAGCAGCGTATCCAGGATCTTTATCATTGATTTTTTCTATAAAATAAGGATTAGTGCATAAAGATCTATTATTAATTTTATTATTAGCATATTTTTTGTCCCTATTCTTTTCAAGATAGTTCTTGTCATATATAATTCGTGTAGGTATACGTGAGTCTCTATAAGTTTTTAAACAACTTTTACAATTAGAAACAAGTTTGGTTAAAGAATCCTTACGTATCCCAAAAGCTTCCTTATTCTGCACTTTACCACATTTCGAGCATTTTTTATATCCTCGTGCAAGTAAGGCTAAACGTAGCATTTTTTCATATTTTGATATACCAGCCATAAAATTACCTACTAGGCAAGGTATAACTAGTTATACCTTGCCTTAAAATATTTTTTATTCTTTTACTGAAAGTTTTCTAAACTCTTTGCCTAACTTTTCAAGGGTTAGAGTGGCTTTACGTACACGAGCACCGGCTGACTTATTATTCTTATCAGCCCATTTTTCAGCATCTTCATTAATCTCCGCCATAATTCCCATCATCTCTTCCAAAACAACTTTTGATGTT